GGACCCCCTCGACTACAAAGAGGTCGGCTTCCAAAAGCCATGGGGCCGCCAGCAAGTGATCCACATCCTCAACGAGAAGCGGGTCGATCAGAGCCGGGCTGTATCCGACATTGTGTCGGGCCTCCGAGAACTGGCGATCACCAAGAAGTTCCGGGACGTGACCCTACAGAACGCCGTGGTCAATGCGACCTACGCGGCGTCCATCGAATCAGAACTGCCGAGCGAGGTGGTGTATCAGCAGATGGGCGCGGGCGACACGGCCAGCGCCGTGACGGACTACGCCTCGAACTACCTGTCTGCCATCGCGGACTACACTGGCTCGTCCAAGAATATGCAGATCGACGGTGTGCGAGTTCCGCACCTGTTCCCCGGCACCAAGTTGAACCTGACCCCTGCCGGGACACCGGGCGGCGTCGGCCAAGACTTCGAGACTTCGTTGCTCCGCTACATCGCTGTGGCCCTCAACGTGTCCTACGAGGAACTGACCGGGGACTACAGCAAGACGAACTACTCGTCGGCCCGAGCGGCCATGGCGAAGACCCACAGGTTCATGCAATCCCGGAAGCGCGATGTCGCTGACCGGATGGCGAACTACGTCTATCGGTTGTGGCTGGAAGAGGCGATCAACCAAGATCAGATCGAGACCTACCGGGCCAGTGAGGCCGGGCTGCTCTACACCAACGGGCACCAGAACCTTCGCTTCGACGCCCTGACCCAAGCGGACTGGATTGGCGCATCGCGCGGCCAGATCGACGAACTCAAAGAGACACAGGCTGCGGTCCTTCGGATCAAGTATGGCCTGTCCACCCACGAGGACGAACTGAGCCGACTTGGCAAAGACTGGCGCAAGGTCTATGCTCAGCTTGAACGTGAAGCCAAAGACCGCGACGAGCGGGGTATTGAACTTTACGAGGATAACAGCGTAAATGCAGCCTCGGGCACCACGCGCGAAGCTGACACGAACGAAAAGGACGATGCCAATGCCGACGCGGAATGATGGCGGAACCCTAATGGCCCGACTGGCCGCGAACCCCCTGCTGCTTCAACCCGGCTGCGAAGACCTGTTTGCGCATAGCATCATCGACATGCAGTCCGACGCGAAGTTCGACGGGGCCATGAACGTCTCGGACAACATGCTCGCCGACGACTTCTGGGATGACGACGACGAGTTCATCTCTTGGCTGCGTCCGTACACAGTGCAGGACGGGGTACTGACGATCCCGGTCAAAGGCGTCCTCATGAACAAGCTGAGCATCAAGTTCGGCTCCTACGCCACAGGCTATCAGTACATCGAGCAGGCCGTGATCCGAGGCATGATGGACTCCGATGTCCACACCATAGCCTTCGACATCGACAGCCCCGGTGGAGAGGTTGCCGGGAACTTCGAGTTGGCCGAGTTCATCGCAGAGCAGCGCGTCGAGAAGAAGATGCTCGCTTTCGCCAACGACCACGCCTACAGCGCGGCCTACAGCATCGCCTCGGCGGCCCACAGCATCACGATGGCCCGCTCTGGCGGCGTTGGCTCGGTCGGCGTTGTCACCATGCACATGGATGTCAGCGAGCGCATGGACAAGATGGGGGTCAAGGTCACGTTCATCTACGCGGGGAAGCACAAGGTTGAAGGCAACCCCTATGAAGCATTGCCTGCTGCGGCCAAAAGCCGTATTCAGGACAGGATCGACCGTATCTACGGAGAATTTGTTGGCCTAGTTGCCGCGAACCGGGACATGGACGAGCAAGCGGTTCGGGATACCGAGGCGCTAACATACGACGCATCGAACGCTGTGGACATCGGTTTCGCAGATCGTGTCGGTACGATGAAAGAGGAACTGGCCGAACTTTCAATGGCCGCAACGGAGATGGAGCACACCATGGCTACCACTACCCCCAAGACCCCCGCTGCCAATGAAGGCGGCATCACTCAGGCGCAGATGGATGCAGCAGTTGCAGCCGCCCGCACCGAAGGCGCAGCAGAAGGCGCGACCGCAGAACGCGAACGCACCAGCGCAATTATGGACAGCGACGAGGCCAAAGATCGCCCTGCCGCCGCTCGTGCTCTGGCCGACTCCGGCATGGACGCCGAGGCTGCCGTGACCGCTCTGGGCAAGATGCCGAGCGAAGCTGCGCAGGCACCAAAGGCCGACGCGGCCCCCGACGCACCCAAGGCGACCACGCCCGCACCGACACCCTTCGCCGCCAACATGGACGGCCCGGAAGTCGGCGCAGAAGTCGCAGAACCCAAGGCCAAGGATGGTGCAGTCACCTCCGACGACCTGTTGGGTGCTCACGCAGCCGCGACCGGCATCGACCGCCGCGCGAAAGCATCGTAAGCCGGGGAACCGGCGTAACCGTCAACACGAAAGGACACCATCATGGCTGTTGACAATAAGGTCCCCTATAGCGATCCGGGCATCGCAGGCTTCGAAAAAGAGTCTTGGGGCAACAAGCAGAACTGGCAGTTTGGCGACACGCCTGCACTGACCACGAAAACGCTTTCGTTCGCTGCGTCTGGCGCGGACATCGTGATCCCCTTCTTGGGCGTGATCGCAACGGACGGCGACCCTGCCGTCTACAACGCAACCCCGTCCGCCGCCACGGCGAACTACGTTGCTGCGACCGCGATCACCATCACCGATGGCGATACGAAGTCGGTTCCTGTCTACACGATGGGGCACTTCGAGCAGGAGGCCCTGACTTGGGACGCTTCCTATGACACCGATGCGAAAAAGCAGGCGGCCTTTGTTGGTTCCGTTTCGCCCACGATCTTCGTGTCCAAAGGCAACTTCGACTCGGACGCAATCTACCCGTAAGACGGTAGATGCAAAGGTCATAGATAAGCGAAAGGATAGACAACATGTCGCTTGCAAACAACATCTACGACACCTCGACCCTGCTGGGTACGATGCGTCAGATGGAAGCCCCATCGAACTACTGGCTGAACCTGTGTTTCGGTCAGACGATCCAGTTCGACACCGAAGAGATCGACTTCTCCAAAATTCAGGAGAATCGCAAGATCGCCCCGCTGGTCGTTCCGACCGCGCAGGGTGTGCCGATCTACAGTGCCGCCGAAGAGCGCGGCTCGGTGAAGCCCGCCTACGTCAAGCCCAAGGACGCCGTGAACGCTTCGCGTGTGATCCGCCGGGCCGCTGGCTTCGGCGAGTTGAACTCGTCCGCTCCGATGTCGCCGCAGCAGCGGTATCAGGCCATCGTGGCTGACATCCTCAAGCAGCACCGTGACGCGATTGAACGGCGCTGGGAATGGATGGCGTCCGAGGCCGCACAGCACGGCACCGTGACGCTGGAAGACGACAACTACCCCCAAAAGGTGGTGGACTTCCAACGCGCTGCTGGACACACCGTTGTCCTGACAGGCGGCAACCAGTGGGGCGATGTCGGCGTATCCATTCTCGGCCTGATCGAGACGTGGAAGAAAACCATGCGCCGTGCCAAACACGGTGGCGTTGCTAACCGGATCACGGTCGGCACCGATGCGTGGGACGCGATGCGGGCCGACGACGAGATCAAGGAATTGCTCAAGGTAGACTACCGCCCGAGCAACAACGGTCTCGAACTGAACCTTGGCGTGATGGACGGTCTCGACGTTGAGTTCGTCGGCAAGATCAACGGCACGACCGAGGTCTGGGTCTACAGCGACTACTACGAGTTGGCTGACGGTTCCGTCACCGACTTCATGTCGCCCAAGGACGTGGTTCTGACTTCCCCAAGCGTCAGCGGCATCCGCTGCTTCGGCGCAATTCAGGATGTGGAAGCGGGCTTCCAGCCCCTCGCCATCTTCCCGAAGATGTGGAACCAGAACGACCCGAGCGCGACGTTCGTCATGTCTCAGTCCGCACCGCTCATGGTGCCTCTGAACCCGAACGCCACGTTCAAAGCAACCGTGGTCGCCTAACAGCGGTCCACCGGGCGGGGGCAGGCTTCGGTCTGTCCCCTTTACCCACCAACCTCAACAGTCATCTAGGGAGACTATTCAATGGCTGCTCCAAAAATGTTCGTAGCGAAAAACGAAGTTCACATCACCGAGACCCCCGGCAAAGCGGGCGACAAGGCCAAGGGCATCCCCGCCAAGGCTCCGCAGGTTGCGGTCATCCCCGCCAAGGGCAAGTTCATGATCGACCCGGACAGCGACACCTGCAAGGAACTGCTGGCCCGTGGCGTCATTTCCCCGGCGAAGGACGAGGCCACCGCCGCAGAGATTCAGAAGATCGGCACCAAGAAGCCTGCCGCCAAGAAGCCTGCCGCCAAGAAGCCTGCCGCCAAGCCTGCTGCCGAGCCTGCTGCCGAGCCTGCTGACGCTGGCGACGGTGACGGCACGGATATGGTCTGACCCATGGGTCTGGCTGAAATCAAAGCCACTTCGAGGCAGGCTCTCCATGAGTTCATGGCGCGGCCTGCCTCGTTCTATGATTCGACCGGCGCTCTGCTGGCCGACAAGATTACTGCTCGCCGTCACGACGCACCCAAGGTGGTCGGCGATCTGGCCGGAACGAACCTGTCCTATGCCGAGACCCATGAGCGCCCAACAACGGTCGTGCTCTGGAAGTCCGAGGTGGCAGGGGTCACGCTCCGACGCGGGTGTGAGATCATTTTCGCCATCGACGAGGGAT